TTTCCGTGTTCCTTAGGGTATGCGGTGTTCCTATCAAGGTCATAAAACGAGAACTATTGGATCTTTTAAAAATAAAAGTGAGAACCAGAAATGGACTCAAAATTACTTTTAAAGATGTGAGATGTTCTGGAAGATCAGCTACTTTGTTAGGCAACAGCTTGATTACACTCAACACTGCTTTGCATGTGTTTGGGGTTAATTTGGTTGCTGTGTTAGTCAAAGGTGATGATAGTGTGTTGTTCCTCCGAGATTCAATTGAAGTGGTTGACTACGTTCTCAAGTATTTAGAGAACGGATTAACTGTTAAATTGCGTAAGGTTGACAAATATGATGTAGAATTCTGTTCTTCTATTTTTGTGCCCACGAACGATGGTGTGGTACTGGTACCGAAACCAGGTAAACTTTTAGCCAAAACTTTTTGGTGTAAAGATTTACATTTGGATGAAGAAGCCAGGAAAAGACAATTTGCTTCCATTCTGAAAGGAATGGCCAATGGTTTGTCTGAACTACCAGGATTCAAAGGATTATATGAACACCATATATATAGGAAGTATTTCCACCAAGTTGCTGCTCATTATGAAGAGTATAATGAGTATGCTAGTAGAAAAATATTCTACGATGATGAGGCACGTAAACATTTGTGTATCCGATATGATATCGATGATTCACATTTGGACGAGCTCGAAAAAGAACTGTCGGAAGGTTTCCCCATTTGCTTACAATCATTTGCTTCTGAGCAAATGATTGCTAAGGATTGGGGTAAGTCAAATGACGGTGAGCATTTACATACTGTTAGTGTAAAATCATCACTTGGTGGGTTAATAAAAGTCCTTAATTTGTTAATTTTCTTTTTCTTGTCCCCTCTTTTAGAGGAACTAGCACGAGAGTACGATCCCAGGTTGGGATTGTTAATTGGATTGATAGAAACGATTTTGACGTTTAATTTGTTTAATGTGACAGCCCACGGGTTGTTGACATTATTGTCATTTTATGTGCCATATCCTTTTTATGTTTCCTTAACAATCCATTACCTTTGGAACTATTGGGCCGGCCACTTAGTTCCATTGAAATTATTCATGACACGTAAAAATCGTCGAATAGTTGTCAGGGAGCGCGTTGTTAAACCCATTGTGGTTAATACGAGAAAAAGGAAAAACAATAGGAGGCAGAAAGGAAAGGGCAAGCTGATGCGCATGAGTGGTTATTTGATCAGTCGTGTCAATCCATTCTTGCCTGATTGTAATGGGATTCGTAGTCCTGATGAATTTGGTTACCCAACGGGTACAGCGGTTGTTAGATGCGCCTATTCAGGTGCTTCCAACGCAGGCGGAGTCATAGCAACGGCCTTTAATCCATTAGTTAATGGGTTTGCTTTTGCTTCATCGACTTCATCATCAGGTACAACAATAACGTGGGGAGGGGGTGTTGGATTTATTCCAACTCCTCAGGCTCCGGCATTGTTGAATGTTGCAGGCGTG